CACTTTTTACCATTTTATTCAAGCTAGTAATGGCTGACATGATTGCATTAAGTTGCTCAGTCTGTAGTTTACCGTCTGTTGCCTGTGTCTTTAGCTCAAGCTCCATCTGTTTCAATTGAAGCTCGGCTTCCTTGATACGGTAGTCACCTTCCATTTGCATTTGTTTTTGTTGCATCTCTAGTTCTTTACGAGCATTGTCTACCTGCATTTGCTCACGATCCAGTTGTAGCTTGGCTTGGTTAGTCTGTGCAGTAAGTTGAGCTTTTTGTTCTTCAACCTTGGCATATAACTGTGCTGCCTCTGACGTTGGATCAGCAGGTGGCTGTGATGCTTGTTGCATTATTTGCTGTTCAACCTCTGGTGTAATGTCATTAATGAATGAAGTTGTGTCTTTGAATCCAGCCATCTCAATCATGCGACCAAGTGTGCTGCGGTATTGCGTTACAGTCACCAATGGGTTGTTAGCACCGTACTTGCCGATGATTTCTTCCTGTTTAGCCATAATCATTTGCAACATAGCAATCTGCTCTTGGCGGTTACCGTTACCCAAGCCTACGTTGATTGATACATCATAAAGGTTAGACCATTCACGTGGGTCATAAGATACCCATTTGCCACGCATACGGATTGTCTTAGCTTGGTTTTGGTATTTGCATAGTAAGTGCAAGATGCCACGGAATAATGATTTAACACCTGTTTCAGCAAAGATACGAGCCATTAGCTCTAGCTTACCTGCTGACTGTTGCATCATGGCTGCCACGGCTGTTGCTGTAGTGTTCTGAAGCACGTTAGCATCAAGACCTTGCTGTAGGTCACTAACACCAGTACGTTTAGCCTGTACACCGTCTAGGTATTCCATCATCGGGAATGATTGACCGGCTGTGTTCTGTACGTTTAGTTGTGTAACTGCTTGGTTATTCTTAACACGAACAACACCACCGGCAGTAGACGTTAGTAAGTCATCTAGGTTTACTTGACCCTCTACGGCTGTAACACGGGCATTGTTTGTTAGGTACAAGTTGTCTAGCATCTGACGTAGGATAGTAGACTTGGTTAGTTGCAAGTCCATTGTCCTGTCTGCTAGTGACTGACCAAAGAACTTGTGTGGAATAGGAATTGGGCATACAGAGTGGAATGGCACGTAATCGCACTCTTCGTTAGACAGTATTGTTTCACCGCCTAGGATAACCCTGCGTAGTTCTAGTAAGCCGTTGTCGTTAGTATCTACCTTGATGTAGCACTCAAATATCTCAACTTCTTCCATTGATAGGTCGCTGGACTGTGTATAGTCTGGCAATTCATCACGACCAAAACGAGCTAACCGCTCTGGTGCGTACTCTAAACGGTCATTAGCTGGGATTGTGTCTACGATAGACTTCTCGTAACCCATAGCGATCAAGTCACCACGGGCAATCATTCTACGGTGTGCTGTGAATGGTGAGTCTTCAATGGTCTTAGCACGTTTGCTGATTAAGAACTCCTCTGGTGGGACATTCTCAATAGCGATACGGCTCTCATCTTTTATCTTTTGGATTGTAATGTTGTGCGTATTGTAAGGTATACCATCAATGCCAATGACTAATTCAGTAACTTGCTTGGTGATTTCCCACTCGCCTGTCTGCATAATCATGGCTAACTCGTCATCGGTTAAGCCCTTATACTTCTCTTTGATGGTGTCTTTCTTTTCTTCCCAGTAGGCTTTAACAACACCGACCTTTTGTAGCAATGCATCCTTAAACCAGTTGTGTAGGATTAAGAAACCATCGTTGTCTTTATAGAATACCCAGTTTGCCATGTCACTAGCTTGATCTGCCAACGGTTCTTCACCGTCTTTAGTAGCCTCAAAACGCACAGCATCCTCGCATGACGTGAAAACACGGATCAGTTGAGGTAATGCACCGTCTACGGCTTCAGCTACCTCACCGGTAACTACTTGGCTGCGACCTTCTACCTCAGTACCGTACTTGTCACGGAAGTAATAGCTCATTGCATCAGCACGAGCTTGAACCGTATCTGACTCTAAGTAGCCAATAGCATTATTGATCTCATCAGCACATAGTGCTTTTAATTCTTCTTGGTTCATCATACGACCCATGCCTTATTTTGTTGTAATGGTTGTGACCACGTTGTGTCTGCTTCTACTAACCCTATTGCTAAATACCTAAACGAGTCTGCAAAGTGTGATGACCAGTCGTGAACTGGCTTATCGTAAAACACATTCTGCTTCTCGTTAAACTCACGTCTATAGTTACGTAATGCTACTAGACCGTTCTTTGTGCCGTCTATGTCAAACCAGCATCTCGGCAGCATACGTCTGACTGCTTGAATGCCATCTGCTATAGATAGGCTTGGTGCTACTGTTACATCTAGTCCAGCTTCCATTAAGACTTCTAAACGACTACGACCTGTGGTCATCTCTCTGACTCTTACATCGTGCGGAAGAATCTGCTGACCTTTATCGTAACCGTTGTCACGTAACCAGCTCACATAATAATCTAGTCCGACTCCGTGGTTCTCAGTACAGTCTACTAGTTGTATCTCTTTGCCGACTATCTGAGCTACCCAGATACAGGTTGAATCACTTACACCTAAGTCCCAGCTACATACAAGTTTTGCTAGACCGTCTTTAGGAACTTTAGTTACTCTGTTCTCGTTGTCTGCTTCATTTAGGAGCTTACCAAAATAACTACCCTCCACCGGTGCAGAAAAACTGCATTCAAATTCCTGTTGAAACTTGTCATCGCCCATCTCGTTCTTAGCACTAGCCAACTCTTGTGGGTCTAGTATGCCAGTTTCACTAGCCTTAAACTCTAAGAACTTCCAACCCTCGGTGACCATTGCTCGTTCTTTAAACTCACGAAAGTGATTATTGCCTTTCGGAGTTCCAATAAACAAACAATAGCCTTTTTTATCTGCCAAGGCTGGTCTTAAAATAAGATTCCAGATTTTTGGGTCTTGGTCACCTACCTCGTCTAGGACTGCACCGTGAAAATATTGACCCCTTAAACTGTCGCTATTCTCACTACCGTATAGGCTTATCCTTCTGCCCATGAAGTCCACTCGTAGCTCTGCGATGTTTGCAGTACCACCAAGTGAGCGAGTATATTCTACTAGGTAATCCCATGCGACCCTTTTAGCCTGTGAGTAAGTCGGTGCTATATAAGCGTACCGTGGGTTTTTATCTTTGTTCTGTAGAGCAGAATGAATCAATTGCACAATCGCAGATACAGTTTTACCCATCCTACGATGTGCTACTACCACAACAAAACGATTCTCTCTTACTGCCTTGTGTATCTCTTTCTGTGGTAACCGAGGCTTATAGCCTAAGTCAATTGGGTTAGTAGTTGTCATCTATACCCGTTACCACTTGTATCACCAATGGTGCATCAGCATCACCAGTTACTTTGTTCTCTTGCATTGACTTGCCATCTAATCTATCAGCAAACTCTTTAATTGCACTCATGTCACCTTCAGCAGCCTTATCAATCAATGCAGTAGCAATCCTTCTTACTACTTCACCTTCAGATTGCGTGACCATTCTCTTGATTGTTTCAGAAAATAATCTATTTGATTTTATTGAGTTTTGGTTGCCCAAAGGTGCGCCAGCCCCTTCTCTTGCACCGCCATGTGTTCCTGTTGTTTCTGCTGTCATTTTGTTGTGACTCCTAGTAGGTTGGTCACCCTGTTGTTAAAATTAGTATTGCGGTCTTGCTGTTGCTTTCTGTTTACCGTACTTGGCTGACATCTGGCGGATCTTGTCTTCGTTCATTACTGAGTTTACTTTCTTATCCGCTATAGCTTGCTTAATGCCTGCTAGGTTTTCTTCGTAATCTCGTACTGCATCTACTTGGCGATCTTTATTGCCTAGCATTCCGTCTACTAAGTAACCGGTAAGCTGGTATGCCTTTGCTCGGTTAGCAGCATCATCATACGATACCGTAGGAGAAGTTGCGTACTGATAAGCACCACCGTAATTAATTGCAGCATCTAATGGTGTCCTATCATATCGTTGAAATCCCACTTCTGGATTCTTTTGTACTAATGAATCACTTAGTTCGCTAGGATAGCCACTATGATTCCAATGCTCAATAGGATGTAGTACAGACTGCAATAGCGCACCACCGTAACCGGATGCCAATGTCTTGGTCTTATCCCAAGCCGACATATTGCTAAATATATTGTTGTCTAGTAATCCAGCCATAAGTTACCAATTATGTATTGCGTTGATAATTAGAGTAAGGTTAGCTATTACAGCTAACAGTATTATTGCCCAATGGTCGTTCATTTTTTAGCACGGTTCGCTTCACTTAAGGCTATGGCAATGGCTTGCTTACGTGACTTAACGACCTTGCCACCTTTGCCGGAATGAAGGTCTTTGTCCTTCCACTCGCCCATAACCTTGCCAATC